CCAGGCATCCTCCAGGACTCGGTCTGCTGAGCCGTTGACCGGGTGGATGGTGTGCATGTTGTACGCGGCCACACCAGGCGGTGTGATGCCCTTGCCCTTGATCCGGTTCCCGGCTCGCTCCAGGGCGCGGAACACCAGCGCCTCGGAAGCGGCGAGCAGGGCGGCTGCCTCGGGGGTGCGCGGGTTGACCGGGTGGTCTTCGAGACTGGGAGCGGGGCGGGCCTGTCGGACGGTGGTGCCGGGGTTGGCGATGTGCAGGTCCACGCCGAGTGCCTTCAGCGCGGCTTCGACCTGCTCGGGGGTGGCGGAGCCGGAGGCGACCTTGCGGCGCAGCCAGTCCTTGAACTCGGTGGGGCTCATCCGGTCGGCGGGGTCGAAGCCGTTCTCCCGCAGCATCGCCTCGGCTGACAGTAGGCCACGGTCGTACATCTCGACCGCTTCCTTGGACCTGTCCGGGCGCAGCCGTAGCGCGGTGGTGTCGTAGAGCACCAGGTCGGACACGTCTTCGGTGAGCGGGCGGATGTAGCCGATGGTGAGCGCGTTCGCCACCAGTTCCAGGCCCGGCTCAATGTGCATCTTGATCGTGGACTCATCGATCTGCCAGGCACCCCAGTGGGACACCCCGTTGCTGGACCCGCCGCCGGTGCCGGAGTTGGAGGACATGCCGAGGACCTGCTCGGGCGGGAGGTCCATACCGAGGGCGAACCGGCGGATCGCCTCGTCGCGCAGGGTCTTGGAGTTCTCGTCCAGTTGGCTCCAGAACTGGAGGTACTCGGTGGCCTGGCCGATCTGGTCGCCGGGGACGGTGGCGATCAGCGGGATGACCGCCGAAGGGTTGCCGGGGTCCTGGATCGGGGTCATCATCGCGTCCCCGAGTGCGGCCATCAGCCCCTCGGCGGAGTTGGCGACCTGGCGCGGCGCGCCGTTGACAGCGGGCGGCGGTGGGAAGTCCAACTGGTCGGAGACGAGCAGCAGTCCTGCACCGGCCAGACGGCTCCTGATCTGCGCGAAGATGTGCAGGGTGAGCCACTCGATCTCCTCCAGGATGGGGAGCAGCGAGCGGAACGGCGAGTCGGCCTGCATCCGGTCGGCGGGGTCGGGTCTCCAGATGCGGATGACCACGTCACTGTCGGCCAGGGGCACGTCGGCCAGGCCGTCGCCGTAGGTGATGGACCACTTGGTCCCGGCGACCTTCATCTCCAGGACGGAGACGATCTCCCAGTGGTCGGCGGTGGTGCCATCGTCGTTGACGACCTCGCGGCCGACGAGGTAACACTCACCGGCGATGGTCAGGTGCAGGCCGATGGCTTCGAGCATCTGGGCCTGACCCTGCTTGCCGTTGAACAGTTGCGCGAGGAGGTCACGGGCCTTGCCGGTGGTCTGCGGAGTGATGGTGCCGTTGGCCTGACGCTTGCCCATCGACAGGTTGGCCCGAGCGAAGGCGTGTCCGAAGTATTGCGCGGCGTACCTGGCTTCACCGCAGATGCGGTAGTGCCGGTAGCAGTCTTTCTGCCATTCAGCAGTGGGCCGGTAGATGCGCGCCACCGAACCGGAGTACCGGACGGCGGAGGCGACCATCGCGTTGGACGGGATGACCGCCTTCGGTTCACGTCTACGCGGCATGACTCTCCTGTTCAGGGGCTAGTCGCCAGAGTAAAGCATCAGTCGCCCGGTGACTCGTCATAGGCGACGTAGGTCGCGGCGAGGTACGACCCGGCCCAGATGCCGTTGGCGATCCACCACACCAGTCCCCAGCCGTGGAACCAGAGTCCGGACCAGATGGCCCAGCCGAGGTTCCCGGCTGCCAGATAGGGGCACAGGCAGAACTGGCAGTGCAGCAGTTTGTTCCACGATGACCGTTCGGTGAGGTCGTCCCACTTCATCCGCAGCCACATGGTGGGCGGGTAGTCGTCCCACACGACCAGCCGGGCGGTCCGGGCAACCGAGAGCACGCCGATGATGACGGCGGCGACGGTCTGGAAGATGGTCAGGTGGTTCACCGGAAGCCTCCGAGGTAGCGGTTGGTGGGCACGCGCCCGTGGGTGAGCAGTTTGGCCGGGTCGGCCACCATCACGGGCATGGCGACCTTGGCGAGTTCGGTGGCCCCGTGTACGAGGGCGTCGACCCGGTTGGGCGAGGGGGACTGGCCTGGCACCCAGGTGGTCTGCTCGTCTTCGAGGCTGGCGAGGTCGCCGCGCTTGCCGACATGGATCACTCGGTTCTTCTCGTAGAGGGCGACGATGGGCTCGGCGCGCAGTTCTTTTCCGCGCCGGGAGTCGACGGTGATCAGTCGGTAGCCGGAGAACCCGGAGTTGTTCATGACGTGGGTAACCATGTCTTTCCCGTAGGTGGACTCGACCACGATGGCGTCGGCGGAGAAGTCCTCGTAGGCAGAGTAGGCACGGCGAGCCCAGGCTTCCGGCTTGTACTTTCCGGTGTAGTCCGCGAGCACGTACAACTTTTTGTCGGTGCCGATGCCGACGACGATGATGCCGGTCTCGTCGGACCGCTTGTTGGTGGTGCCAGCGGGGTCGACGGCTACCACGATCCGGGTGAGCCTGGGGGGTTCAGCGACCCAGTGGAACATGTCCCAGTTCCACAGTGCTCCTTCCACGTCTTCGAGGACCTCGCCGTGCAACTCCTGTCGGCCCAGCCGGGTGCCCTCGTAGCGGTCGAGCACGTTGCGGCGGTAGGTGGCGGAGAGGTTGTCGAGGTTCTCGTAGGTGGAGACCCTGGTGACCAGGGTGTCCTCGCGGGAGACCAGTTCCTTCACCCACTTGGTGGGCTTTGGGGTGGAGGTGGCGACGACTTTCGGGTTCGGCCCGATCCGCAGGCCGAACATCATGTTGTCCCACACCGCTTCTGGGTCGTCGTAGTGGGCGGGCTCGTCGGCCCACACGTAGCCCGACTGGGGGCCACGGAGCCGGTCTGGCTCCTCGGCGCTGAACCCTTGCGCGATGGCTCCGTTGGGCCAGGTCAACTTCTTCTTCGACGGCTCCCACTCGGGGCGGGCGTCGGGGCGGGCGGTGGCGAGGAGCCCGGAGACGCCTTCGACCATCGTCTCGCGCAGGTCGTAGGTGGTGGGGGCGATCAGGATGATCCGGGGGACGATCTTGGTGACCCGGTGGGTGGTCTCGGAGCCGGTGCGGGTCTTGCCGGACCCTCGTCCGCCGGAGAGCAGCCAGACCAGCCAGGAGGCCGACCATTTGGGGGGCCGCTGGTCGGCTCGGGCGTGGTTGAAGGTCCAGTCACCGTGTGGCTTGCCGTTGCATTTGGGGTTGGGGCAGTAGAAGGGCCGGTAGGGGCTGATCTCTCGCTGCCGGAGCAGGTCTAGCGCCTGCTGCTGCGCTTCGGGCTTCCAGTACCGGAACTGGCCAAGACCTGACAGGTCGGGCGGTGTCTGCTCAGGCATGTGTTACACCACCATCCACGGTGGAGGTAGGTCGCCTGCCGCCCGGAGGGCAGCCATGTGCCACAGCCGCCCGCACAGCGCGTGGAGTAGCGCACCTTCGCCATATATTCATAGTAAGCCTATTCGGATTTGGTCTTCACAGGCCGCCGGTCGTGCCCGAGATGGACCAGGGCGAGGCCCTTCGGCTCGGGGAGGTTCGCCAGCAGGTCCTCCAGTGGGATACCGAGGTCCCGTGACAGTGCAGTGGCCACTGCGTGCTGAAGGTAGACGGTGTTCGACGGTTTGCCGGTGCGCCTGGCTGCCTCGTAGACCAGGGACGGCGTCTCGGCGGAGGTGACGAACTGAATCTTGGCCCGGTGCTCGTCCAGACGGAACGGCATCAGGCCCCCAGGTCTGTCTCGGTGTAGTCGGCGGGATCCAGTTCGAGCACGTCAGGTTCCTCCAGGACCGGCTGGCGCAGTGCGATGGCTTCTGCGACCCAGCGTTCCAGTTCGGAGGCGGTCGGGGAGTGGATGACGTGCTGCTGGGGCGCATCGAGGCCGTGCAACTTGATCCACCGGTCGATGTTCGCCCGAGCCTGGGCCTGCGCGGCGTACAGGTCGGGGTCCTCGGGGTTGGTGGCGTGCTTCCAGACGGCCCGGTTCAACTTCTCCAGCCGTCGTGAGGCCAGGGAACGGAGCGCCTTCTGGCTGGTGTCGGTGAAGATGCCCTTCTCTAGGGCTCTTTCGACCGCTGCTTGGGCGGTCCTGCCGCTGGGGAAGCCGAGTTCAGCGGCGATGTCGTCCCAGGACTGGCCTTCGAGGGCGAGTTCGAGGGCGGCGTTGGCCTTCCGGCTGCGGGCGCGGGTGACTTCGGTGTTCCCGCGAGGGGTCAGGTCGCGGATTCCGGTCGGATCGGTGGGGTCCTGCTCGAACGAGACCACTTGGCTCACCTCCCAGAGGGGAGTCTACGTCCGGCGATGTCGAACAGGATGGCTTCGATGGCCTCCCAGTTGCGGGGTCGCCACACCTGGGCGATG